CTAACGGTTTGTTATCTGTCATATTAAACTTAAACCCAACATCTTACGAAAAATGTTCTCAGTGATAACCACCGTAACTAAAATAGGATCTTTATGTTCCATCTTAACACGTCGTGCAAAATCAACGCGCATGTCCATGGGCAAAGGCATAAAATTGGCACCTATAACACGGCTTCTGAAACTTACCACGTCGGTGCCACATATGTAATCTTGGACACTTTGCACTAGACTTCCTGGCTTTTTCTCGAGCAACGCTAGTGCGGGGTACTCGAGATCGAAGTTTAAATCACCAAAACCAGCATTAATTGAATCAAAATCAAAAGCTAACATTTTAAATCTAAACCTCCGGGATCACCTTCCTTTGGCGGTTCTTCAACCACCTTCGGTTGGATAACTCCATTCGGTTCTTCCTCATCAATCATAAGTTTAACATCAGCTTGATTCTCAACAATTTTAATTTCATGCTTGTGTTCCAGATCGATTTGCTTTGCCTCATCCACACCTCCATACTTGCTCTCGTCACACTGGCAAAAACATGCTCCACAACGCGGACACGGGTTGCAGACAACTCGCCCACAAGATTTGCATTTACATGCACACAACTTTAAATCCGTGCACTTGCACACAATACAGGCAATTTTCCCATCTAGTTTTTCATGTTTTTTCAAGTATAACCCCCTATAATCTCTATACGCTCTACCATGCTTATTCATGATTGACTCGCAGATCCGCCAATTTGCAGCTTTATTCACACTCAGAAGCAAATCCCACCGATGTTGTCGATCACAAAGATTAAAGTAACGACATTTCCCAGCTAAAAAAGCACGGCAAGTTTTATCCTCCTTATCTGGGACACATGTGGGGACCATAAATTTCGTATTAAACATGGAAGGGGCAGTACAGTTCGTAACAGCGTACTTACTAAAAGCACCATCACCGGTAGGAGCGCAAGAAATTGCATAACCCTGTTCAATACATTCAAAGTGACCACACTCAAAAATTTTATCATTATATTGACCTTGGTCCCATGATGCTAATTTTGTACCCCGATGAAACATACAAGGGGGAAAAATTGCTTGATCAATGTATTTATAGGGTCTTAAGCGCTCTAAACTACTTGGTAGGATCTTCTCTTCAAACTCATTCACCGCTGGGACTGTAATGGTAAAGGCGGGGACATCATAATTTGGACTAGTTCTCCCTCCTACATGACTCAAATACTCCATATCCTTCATCAACACATCAACCTCACAAGTTGCCGGCGCCTTAGGTGTTAAATCTTATTCAGTATTAAATTCTGGATCGAGTCCGGAATCATCAACCTTAGGCTGGGCAGGAATTTTGACAGTTAATTTCACATCCTTCGTACTTTTGTGGTCGAGATATTCATCGGGTACAAACCCTTCTTCTTCTTCATCATCAACCACAGAGTTCTCCTCTTCATCTTCCGACTCCTCCTCTTCATCGTCCACGTACCCATCATCATCCGTAGGATGATAGGTAATATCCCGATCTGCCTTAACTATATTGGGAACGGCAGTGGGAACATAAACTTGCTTAACCTCACTCACTCCCAAAGGGTCAGGTTGCAAGGTTCCTCCTGAAACAAAGGAGTTTGACAATGCTGGGGGTTTTCGCTTCTCCTCCAGCGTGGTATCTTTCAAGACGCGAATGACACCATCGAGCCCCTGCTCCCCACCAGAGGTGTGCGGAACAGGCGCTGCAACAACAACT